GTTTTTCTTTTTTCAGGTGGAATTAAATCAGCTACGTTTAACAACCAAATAATAGATAACGATTTTGATTTTTCTCTTAACCTACCAAAGATTAAAATTTTAGATTTTTTAACAGGTTTGTTTAAAATGTTTAAGCTCGTTGTAATTGCTGACGATAGAAACAATATTTACGTAAATACATTAAACGACTACTATGCGCAAGGTAATTTAATAAACGTTACCAAATGGATAGATAACGAAAACGTAGAAGTAGAAAAAGGTAAGATTCTAAATAATATTCAATACGCTTTTCAAGAACCTACAACTTTGTTAAACCAACAATTTGAAAGAAATACAGGTCAAGGTTATGGCGATGAAGATTTGCAATTACAAGATGCAGAGGGCAATCCTTTAGTTGGTGATTCTTTAGATTATACACTACCATTTGAGCAAGTTGTTTATGAAAGGCTAACCGATATTAACAACGGACAGCAAACAAATATACAATACGCTTTAATAGCTGATGAAAGTATAAATCCAGTAAATCCTAAACCAATTTTACATTATGTAAATAAAACAGCAGTAGGAACGAAAACGGTTTCTTTTATTAATAGTTCAGGAGTTAGCGAGCAATTAAACACGTTCTTAAATTTACCTTCGCACTCATACGGATTTGACGAACCGCAATTTGCTTTAGTATTTGGGCGTGAATTTTCTACCTATACTTTTGAAACGATGGAAAATAATTTATACACTAATTATCATTCAAATTATATCCAAAGTATTTTTAATATCAAAAAAAGAAACTTTAAATACAAGGCTAAAAATTTCCCTTTGTTGAGATTGTTAAAGTTAGGTTTAAACGATGTATTACAAATTAAAAACAACTATTACAGAATTAACTCTTACGATATAAATCTAACCACAAAGGAAGTGCAATTTGATTTAATTAATTCGTTTGATAATACTTTAAATAGTTTTAATGCAAATAGAACTTTAATTATAACAGACTATACAGCTAAAACGGAATCAGTCTATGTAACGAATTTGGGTAATTTTAGTTTTAATATTATAGATACTGGTTTTGGTGATGATTGGGTAAATGTAACTTCAAGTGGTGATAATGTTTATTTCGCAATAGATGAAAACGGAACAGGATTACAAAGAAACTTACAAGTCGAGTTAACTAATTTAGATTCATTACAAATAATAACAATAACGATTGAACAAGGTTTTACTACATTAACAGCTGATTCAAGTGTAGTAACAGCAGATAGTAATTTAATAACAGCAGATAACGGATAATAATATGGCACAACAAAATTTAAACTACGGAACAACAGCAGGCGATGGAACAGGGCAAAATTTATTTTTAACATTTGAAAAATGCCAAAATAACTTTAATGAAACCTACAATATGACAGGGTGGGCAAGGTATTTAGATACTACCTATACAAGCGGTTCACCTTTATCAATAGCTTCAGGAGTGCGTGCAACTTTAACAAACAACGCTAATAATAAATTAGAAACTCAACTCCCAAGTGATGCGACTAAATTTTTTGATGAAACTACTCAAAAGTTTATAGCTATAAACAACGGGGATTCTTATAATTTATCAATAAGGTTTAAAGCTAAAATTGACGTCAATAATGGTTACTTCGATATTGATTTAGATATTGGTGGAACGCAGGGTATTATTTCGCAAGAAAGTGTAATTTTTACAAGGGCAGCAAATACTGAACAAAGGTTTGATATTGATTTGGTATTATTTTCAGGAAGTACTTTTGTTTCAAATGGTGGTTCTTTAAAGATAACACCGCAAAATGGTAATATGCAAATTTACGATATATCTTTTGTAATCGTAAGAACACACAGAGCAAAATGATAAAAGATATTTTAGACGCATTGCACAAGCACCCTGAAGCAGATGGTTATTTTATCCGTATTGCTAAAGGGCAAAATGAAAGAATTGAAACAAGTAAACAAGCAAAACAAAGAGTAAAATGGCTATTGAAAAAGTTATAAATATTACCGCTAATACTGAAGCAGCTAATAAGAATGTAAACGAACTTTATAATTCATTATTAAAAGCGGATAAAGCAACCGAAGAGTTAAACGATTCCGCTTCTTCTATTGGTAGTGCTTTTGACTTTGGTAGTGCAGGCAATGATTCAAAGAAATTAGACAGCTCTTTAGACGCTTTAACAGGTACTACTAAAAAGTTAGGTAAGGGAATGACAGAAACCACTACTTCTGTTTTAGAAAATGGGGGGGCGATGGGATTGCTTAACGATTTAACGGGCGGTTTAGCAATGACTTTTAAAGATGGTGTTGAAGCACTTGCTTTATTCTCTAAAGAGTCAAAAATAGGTATGGCTATTCAAACCGCTTACTCTTTTGTAGTAGGTGCGTCAACAGGTGCAATGAAATTATTTAGACTTGCTTTAGCGGGTACTGGTATAGGTTTAATCGTTATAGCCTTAGGAACTTTAATTGCGAACTTTGAGGCTGTTCAAAAGTGGGTTGGTGGTGTTATCGATAGGTTTAAAAATTTAGGCAGCACAACTAAAAATATTATTTCTGTTTTATTTCCTTTAATCGGTATTATTCGTTTAATAGTTGCAGGACTTGAAGAGCTTGGAATTATAGACGATGACGCTACAAAGAAAATGAAAGCCAATGCAATAGCACGTGAGAAACAACGCAAAGAAGAAATAAAACAACTAAACAAATTAAAGGATTCTATTACTGAAAAATATGATTCTGAAATTCGTTTAGCTAAAGCAGCAGGAAAAGATACAGAAGAGTTAGAACGCCGTAAAAGATTTGCAATATTAGAAACTTTAGCAGCATTAAACGCAGCGGATAGAGCAAGGATAGCAAGCGGAAAAGCAACGCAAGAAGAAATTAAAAGCTGGAATGAACGCCAAAAAGAAATCAAAAAAATCAATGAAGATATTAAGGTTTCTGAACTTGAAGCGGAAAAAGAAAAGAATGATAAGTTAGCGGAATTACGAAAAGAGCAAGCCGAAAAAAGAAAAGAAGAAGCACAAAAAAGAAAAGAGGAAGCCGACAAAAAAGCACAAGAAGAAAAAGACAGACTAAAAAAAGAGTACGACGATGCGTTTAAAATTTCAGAAGATGCACGTTTAGCAAATGAACAAGCAAGCAGAACAGATTTAGAAAACTTGCAAGCAAAGTTTGAAGCAGAAAAGGCTATTTTAGAAAAACAAAAAATAGATACAAACGAACTTGAAATAAAATATTTAAACGAAAGAAATGCAATATTATTAACTCAACAAGAAAAAGAAAATGAGTTAAGAAAAGCGCAAGAAGAAGCAGACAAGAAATTTAAAGAAGATGAGATTGCAAGAGAAAAAGCTGTACAAGAGCAAAAGATTGCAATTCAACAACAAGGTTTAGACGTTGCTTTAAGTGGTGTTGGACTTCTTAAAAATATTGGTGAAAAAAGCAAAGCAATTCAAAAGGCTGGTATTATAGCGGAAAACGCAATAGGTATTGGTAAAATGATTATTGCAAACAATCAAGCTAACATCGGAGCTTTAGCAACACCGCAAGCCATTGCAACTTCTGGAGCAAGTGCAGCACCAGTTATTGCTTTGAATAATATTTCAACAGGTATTGGAATTGCATCTACATTATTAGCTACTAAAAAAGCTTTGGCAGCCGTTGGTGGTGGTTCAGCAGGCAGCGGTGGTAGCGGTGGCGATGTAAAAGCAGGTGGAGGAGCTACTGCACCATCTTTCAATTTAGTACAAGGAACAGGAAGCAATCAAATTGCAGAAAGTTTAGCAACTGAAAGAAACCCAATACAGGCTTTTGTAGTAGCGTCAAACGTTACAACCGCTCAAAGTTTAGATAGAAATATAGTTGACAGAAGCACAATAGGTTAAAAAGTTTGTCAAATTTCGTAACAAAAAAAAGTTTATTTAGTTTAATTATAAATAGTATTATGAAAACATACGAAGCCGTATTTGATGCAGAAGAAAATTCAGGAGTTTATGCCATTAGTTTAGTGGAAAACCCTGCAATGGAGGGCATTATGATTGCTTTATCAAAACAAGAAATACAATTCAAAGAAATTGATAAAGAAGAGCGTAAAGTTTTAGGTTTGGTTTTAGAGCCAAACAAACCAATTTATAGAAATCAAGGAGGGGAAGAGTTTAATATTGTATTTTCTGAACAAGTTATAAAAGATTTATCTTATAATTTTTTCAAAAGTGGATTTCATAAAAACTCAACTTTAGAACACGATTCTAAAAATAAAATTGAGGGCGTAACATTTGTTGAAAGTTGGATTGTTGAAGATTCAGAAAAAGACAAATCAGCAAACTTTGGTTTTAGTTATCCAAAAGGTAGTTGGTTAGCAGTTATGAAAATTGATAACGACGATGTTTGGAATAACTACGTTAAGACAGGTAAAGTGCAAGGGTTTTCAATCGATGCAATGTTATCTTTAAAAGAAGTAAATTTAAAAAGTGAATTTAATATGAGTAAAGAAGTCGAAAAAACTTTTTTAGACGTGCTGAAAGATTTACCTAATCAAATTAAGTTAGCGTTAACACCGCAAGCTGAAATTAAATTAGGAAGTATCAAAACAGCCGACGAAGAAGTAACAATTATGTACGATGGCGAAATGATGGCTGTCGGCAATCCTGCATGGATTGAAGCTGAAGATGGGACAAAGATTCCAGTTCCAGTTGGAGAACACCCTTTAGAAAGCGGAATGATTTTAATCGTTACCGAAGAAGGTATTGTAGGAGAATTAAAAGAAGCTCCAAAAGAAGAAGAAGCACCTGCTGAACCTATTGCACAAGCACAATCAACAGCCACTTCAGATGCAGAGCAAGCGCAAGAAATTGCAAACGCAATTAAATCAATTTTAGTTAAGTATTCAGAAGTAAACGAAAAAATAGATTCTGTAATTGCTGAAAATGTAGAATTGAAAAAACAAGTTTTAGAGTTATCAGAGCAACCAGCAAGTAAGCCTGTAAGAGCAACAGCGGTTCAAGTAGATTTATCTAAACTTACATTAAAAGAAAGATTATCATATAAATTAAATCAAAACAAATAAAGAATGGCAACAACAGTTAGTGTAACATCTAATTACGCAGGTAAAGAAGCAGGCGCAATTATCGGACAAGCTTTTAAAGAAGCAGATACAATCGCAAAAGGATTTGTAACAGTATTTCCGAATGTAAATTATAAATTAAATTTACGCAAAATCGAATTAGCAGGTGGTAAAAGAGATTATACTTGTGGACACGTTCCAGCAGGTGCAATTACTTTAACTGAAAAAGTTTTAGAGCCTAAAAAATTTAAAGACGATTTCGACGTATGTAAAGAAGATTTCAGAGCGCAATGGTCTGAAGAAACAATGGGTGCTTCAGCTCATAACGATACAGCTCCAAAAGATATTATGGACGCTATCATTGTTGAAAAATTAGCACAAACAGCAGAAGAGTTAGACGATAACATTTGGAATGGTGATGGAACAAACGCAGGCGAGTTTGATGGCTTTTTGAAATTGTTTTTAGCTGATTCAAGCGTAATCGATGTGGATTTAGCAGCAGCAACAACTGAAGCAAACGTTGAGGCACAATTAAAACAAGTTTTAGCGGCAGTGCCAGTAGCTTTAAGAAGAAAATCTTTAAGAGTTGGTGTTTCTCCTGATGTAGCACAAGCTTATAACTTTTATTTAATTTCTAAAGGTATTTCTAATGGTTTAGGTGGTGACGCAAATACATTGCCAAGATTTGGAAAATACGCAATCGAAGAGATCAATGGTTTGCCAGATTCTACTTATGTAGTTGCAGAACCTAAAAACTTAATCTTCGGAACAGGTTTAGTAGCTGACCATAATGAAGTTAAATTAGTTGACGAAGACGAAATCGGCTTATTGACTGGTAAAGTTCGCGGAACAATGGTTTACAACGCTGGGGTTAATTACTACAATGGTGAAGAGATTGTTTGGGCAAGACAAATAGCATAATTTACTAACATAACCGCTCATTAACTTGGGCGGTTTTTAAAACCTAATATATATGGCATGTGATATTACAGCAGGAAGATTAAGAGCCTGCAAAGATGGCATCGGGGGTGTTGGCGAATTATACTTGTTTAATTTTGTTGAAAATCCTTTTACCGTTGCGAGTGGTGTGGCTACGGCTATTAACCCATTATTAACAGAAGCGTTTAAATTTGAGTTAGAGGGTGATGGTAATACTTTAGTGCAGGATATGGTTTCAGATAGAAACACAGGCACGAGAGTTAATACTCAAACTTTAACTGTTATGTTAAAGAAAATTAGTGCAACTGATTCTGCAAATATGAACTTATTAGCTGCTGGTTTCCCAATGGCAGTAGTAAAAGATAGAAACGGAATTTACCACGCAGTAGGAATTGATGACGGAATTGATTTTACAATTCAAGAAGCAACAGGTGGAGCAAAAACAGATATGAACGGATATACTTTAACAGGTGTATCAACTACTGGAACTTTAGCACCTAAATTAGATTCATCTACGGTAACAGCATTTTTAGCATTACTATAATTTTTGAACACTAAATACCTAAAAAACCCTATCATTTATTTGGTAGGGTTTTTTTAGTAACAAAAAACAAAAAAAATAGTTTAATAGTATGATAGTAGTACAACCAACAATATTAGAACATCAAATAAAGGTTATACCGAGATTATACCCTACTGAAGCTTTGACTTTATCACTTTATAATGAAGCTACAAAAGTAACTGAAACTTTAGAAAATATTTATTTAGTTCAAGATGGCTATTTATATATCGATTTTGAAAAGGTATTTAATGAAAGTGATAAATATAAGATTACAATAAAAGAAGTAAACGAGGTTATTTATAGAGGTAAAATAAAAGCTACTTCACAAGAACCGCAGGAATATCAACAAACAAAAGATAAATATTACTATGAGTAATAATAGCGATGTAAGACTAATACAATTAAACAACTATGTAAAACCTAAATTAGAAGAAAACAAGTCTAAAAATTGGGTTTTAAATGGTCGTAATAATTCCTTTTATCAATATATTATTGATAGAAATAATGGAAGCGTTACCAATGCAACTATAAACCGAAGTTATACGAATTTAACTTATGGTAGAGGCTTAGGGAATAGAAACGGGCAAGGCGGTTTATCTTCTGATTGGATAAAATTTAAAAGCGTTTTAAAAGATAAAGAACTTAAAAAAATCATTGCAGACTTTCAATTATTTGGCGAAGCGTCAATGCAAGTTATTAAAAAGAAAAATGGCGATTTAGATGCTATTTATCATATCCCTAAAGATAAGATTGCACCAAGTTTAGAAAATGAAGATGGCGAAATTGAGGGTTATTGGTATTGTAAAGACTGGAGTAAAACAACGCAAAATACACCCGAGTTTTTCCCAGCTTTTGGAACATCAAAAGAGGCGATTGAAATTTATGTAATTAAACCTTATTCAGCAGGTTGCAATTATTTCTCAAATCCTGATTATTTCGCAGGTTTATCGTATGCGGAAATGGAGGAAGAAATTGCAAACTATTATATTAACCATATTAAAAATGGTTTATCTTTTGGCTATATTATTAATATTCCAAATGGCGAAAATTTAACAGTTGATGAAAAGGATTTATTAGAACGTAAAATAAAACAAAATTTAACAGGAAGTTCAAACGCTGGTAAGTTTATTTTATCTTTTAACGTAGGTGACAAGCAAATTGATGTTACGTTATTACAAGTAAACGATGCACATAAACAATGGGAATATTTAACGTCTGAATGTAGGCAACAAATAATGACAGCTCATGGAGTTGTCAGTCCTATGTTATTTGGTATTAAAGATAGTACAGGTTTAGGAAATAACGCAGATGAGTTAGACACCGCAGAAGCGCAACTATTAAAACGTGTTATTGCTCCAAAACAACAATTCATTTTAGATGCTTTAGATGATGTTTGTGTAGATTATGGTATAAATGTAGACTTATACTTTAAACCTTTAACAGAACCTGCGCAAAACGTTCAAATGAGTAGTCACGTTTGTTGCTCCGATGAAAAAAAAAATCTTGATACTACCATAGCTGATGAATTAATAGGTTTAGGTGAAGATATTACAGAAGATTGGGAGTTAATAGAAAGCGAAATAGTTACAAATGAATCGGCTGTAAATTTAACAAGTACGGGAACAGCAATCCCAAACGCAAAAAGTGAATTAGATGGTCAAAAATTTAAAAGCAGGTTGCGTTACAGCGGTTCGTTAAGTGATAATAGTAGAGAATTTTGCGTTAAAATGATTTCAGCTAATAAGCTTTACAGAATTGAAGACGTAAAAGCAATGAGTAATAAAGTAGTAAACGAGGGTTGGGGTGCTGGTGGTGCTGATAAATACGATATATTGCTTTATAAAGGTGGCGGAGCTTGTCGCCATTATTGGGTTCGTGAAACATATAGGCTAAAAGCTGATGTAAACAATCCAAATGCTGAACAAATAACACCAGCACAAGCGAGAAAAGAGGGCGAAATTTTACCTAAATTAGACAGTAAAATTTATGAAAAACCAAACGATATGCCAAACAACGGATTTTTAAAGAAAAGATAAGATGGAAGTATTATTTGTAAGTCCAGAAACTTTAACGAGTGAAACAATTTTAGGTGGTAATGTAGATATTGACAAATATTTGCCTTGTATTCTGTCAGCTCAAATAAGTACAATAGAGCCACTTTTAGGGACTTTGTTATATGATAAGATTTCAGAAGATTTTGAAGCTGATACATTAAGCGGTTTGTACTTAACTTTGTTTACAGACTACGTAAAACCGATTACAAAAAATATAGCTATTGCGGAATATATCGAGATTTCACAATATATGCTAACTAATGGCGGTTTATACAAACATACAGCAGAAAACAGCGAAGTAGTAAGTAAAGAAGAAGTTTTGGCTTTAGCTGGCAAATATAGAAGTATTGCGCAAATGTACATTCAAAGATTTGATAAATGGATTTGCAGAAATACAATAACAGAATATAAATGCTGGCAAGATGAGGTTAACGCAAGTAAAAACGTTAATACTTCTTTAGGTTGGTATTTCGGAACATCAAACAATAAACATAAAGGATATGATTGTAACTGGTTGGAATCGGAATTGTAAAGATTCTTTAGGCGGTGTTTATGAAGTTTTTATTTTTCCTTATGTAAAATATTCACGCTCGCAAATAGTCGCTAATGGAAATCTTTTGACTTCTTTTCCTGAAACTACAATTTACCCTTTTTATAGTTTAGTTAGTCCGACACCATCACAACAAATGGAACAAGACGCCGGCGGAAAATTTTACAATCAAAGTATTAGTTTAGAATTTGATTCGTACGATGAAGTAGAAAAATTATTAAATAAAGATTATCGAATTATATTTAAAGATAGATTAGGTAATTACAGAATATTTGGTTTATTTAATGGTTTAGAAAGTGGTACTTTAAATTACACAAGCGGTGGTGGTAAAACAGATTTAAACGGATATAAGATTTCGTTTGATGGCAAAGAAGAAAGAGAGGCTTATTTTATAAACGATTTATCGAGTGCAGGATTTATAATTGCGGGAACAGATACAAACGAATACTTATTACAAGAAAACGGCGATTTCATTTTACAAGAAGATGGCTTTAAAATTATACTATAATGGCAAATAAAAAAATATCAGAATTAAACAATGCAACTTTACCATTAGCGGGTACGGAATTAGTTCCTATTATACAAGGTGGAGAAACTAAAAAAGTAGCTCTTTCAGATTTAAAATCTGATAAACAAGATGTATTGACTCCTGAAAATTTAGGAACGTTTATTTATGATGAGTTGTCAATTAAAGTTACACCAAGCGCAGACGATGAAATATTAACTTATGATTCAATAACTGGCGAAGCTGTAACAATTAAATATAGTGATTTCCCTAAATTTGATATATTTGATTTACAAAAATATTCTATTTATGCGTGGCGACCTTTACCTAATGGTTGGTATGGATTTAGCACGCCAACAGTTGTAGGAACGGCAGATAATCAGTCGCCTTTATTTACAGGTAATGATTTTATAAAAGCTGTTAGACGTAGATATGTAAGTGCATCAACGGCTGGTAGTTCAGTAGAATTTTACGAGCAATCTTTTAGACAAACAAGTATTGGCGATGGTTTCTTTTTTTCTATTAAATTTGGAAATGAAGATGCTGTTGCAGTTGCTGACGCTCGTGTTTTTGCTGGATTTGCTGGATTATCGGTTATTGGAAATATAAACCCAAGTACGCAAGCTAATATTATAGGAGTAGGTGCTGATAGTGGCGATACTAATTTAAGTTTTATGCATAATGATAGTACAGGAACTGCTGTAAAAGTAAGTTTAGGCGCAAGTTTCCCAGCTAATACAATAGCTACTGATTTATATTGTTTACAAATTTACAACGTAAGAGGGCAAAATTCAATATGGTATAGAGTTTTAAATGTTACAAGTAATGTAGTTACTACTTGGACACAAATAACAACCGAATTGCCAGCATCTAATCAAATTTTATTACCAAAATGTTGGAGAAATAACGGAACAACTGCTTTAGCTGTTAGGCTTTCATTGGTAGACATGACAATTTATAAAAACATTTAATATGTACACGAGAAGTAAATTAACAAATAAAACGTATTTCAATAATATTGAAGTTCCGCAAGATGATACGACGGAATTATTTCAAGATTATTTAGATTATATTAGTAATGGTGGAATAGTTACAGAAGTTGAAAGCACACCTGAAGAAATTGCAACTACAAAACAAAACGAGTTATTAAACGAACTTGTTGACACTTGCGTTTTTTTAACTGAACGTTCTTTAATTTCAAGCGTAAACAAAGAGGGTGGAGAAAAGTTTTTACAAGGGCAAATTGAACGATACAAAGAAAAATATAAAGTAGCCAAACAATATATAGCCGACCAAACAATTAATAATCAATTTTGGTACGATGCAATAGTAATTGAAATGAATAACACGAACTTAATTTTTAATTATGGTTTGGATATTCCTACATTTATGGCTATTATTGTATATCAATTTGAGTTGGGGGAATTACGTTCACAAAAATTCGAAACAGCAATAGAAATTTTTAGATGCAAGACTAAAGATTTGATTTTAGCTAATGAATTTACAAGAGCTGAAGCTTGTTTAGAATATGGTAAAAATATTCCTGACCAAATGACTATCGAAGATTTAGAAACTTTTTTAACTGAATTTAATGGTTTATAGTTTAGAAAATATCAAGTATCACGTAATGAATAATAACCCTATTAAAATTAGTAGGGTTTTTGGCAATAACTCAATTAACAACTATGAGTTATTACAAGACGTTACGTTTAAATTATCAAATGGAACTGTTATAATTATACCAAATGGTTATAAATGGGATTTATCAAGCGTGCCTCGTTTCTTATGGTGGTTATTGCCTCCAGATGGGGACTTTCAAGTGGGGGCTTTGATACACGATTATCTTTACGAATATAATATGGTTAATCGAAAGTTTGCCGATTTAGAAATGTACAAATGGAGTTCAGCAGTAAGCGGAACAAAAAATAAATCAATAAGAAACATCGACAATAAATTACGACTTTGGGGAGTTCGTTTGTTTGGTTGGTATGTTTGGAATAAGTAAAAATTAAAATTATATATTATGGCAGTATTGCATGGGTGTTCACTTTGTAAACCAGCAGAGTTTATAAAAGATAAATTAAAAGATAATAAAAAGCCTTTTTTAACGTATGGACTTTTTTTTGTTTTACTTATTGAGTGGTTTAGCGGAATTTACTTAAAGTATTTTCACACTACAACGCAAGTTATTACAGATGTTTATGTTTCTAAAATAGCTCCGTTTTGTGTAAATGCTATTGCTTTTTTATTAATGGTTTCTTTATTTCTTTGGAAAGATAGACTTCATTTTTGCTTTAGAAAATCAGCAACAACTTTTTACTTATCTTGCTATTATTTATTTAATGCCGTATCGGTTTTATTTTGCTTAAACGCTTCAATTTACTACGGAATTATTGCTTATGCTTTTTTAATAATTGCAACGTTTTTATTTATTGTTTCATTATTAAATAGTAAAAAATAATGGTTTTAGAAATTTACGCAAAGGCTTATTTATTAAAAGCCAAAATTGTATCAACTACTTTATTTTCAAAAAAGGGATTTATTTTAGCACCAGTAGTGATTCCAATTTCAATGGCAAAAACAACAGGAATGGCAATCGAGTTACTTATATTTTTAATAATAACCGATTTCTTTACTGGGATTGTTGGTAACTACTTTGAAATACGAAAAGAGAATAAAAAAGTCGGTTTAGTTGAAGTTATATCTTCGGAGAAATTAAAGCGTTCAGGGGTTAAATTTATGCTTTATTCTTTAACTATTATAACAGCTTTCTTTTTGCAAAGAATATTCCAATTAAAAACATTTACGCTTTTGGTTTCTGATATGAAATTAAACCTTGTAATTGGTGTTATTGGATTTTGGTGTATAGTAGAATCTTATTCTATTTTCTTTGAGAACTTTAAAAAGATGGGTATTGATATAAAAAGCACTATTAAAAAAATAACTGATTTAGTTAGCTTCTTAAAAGAGAAATCAAATGATGTTTGTAAATAATTAAGATATGTTAAACACACAGCAAATAATTAATAAATACGGAAAGCCTAACCAAAACGGAACGTATTTAGTTAGCATAAAATTACCTTATCCAATGCGTTTAGCTTGGGACAAAAATACTAAAGTAACTACAATGCGTTGCCATAAGTTGGTAGCTGATAAATTTACAGCGGTTTTTAATGACTTATTAGCTCATTACGGACAGCAAAAACTTACTGCCTTAGGAATTGATTTATTCGGCGGTTGCTTTAATTTTAGAGCTATGCGTGGCGGTTCTGATTATTCTCGCCATAGTTGGGGAATTGCTATTGATTTAGACCCTGAAAGAAATCAATTAAAAGAAACAAGTAAAACAGCAAGATTTGCACGCCCTGAATATAAAGCTATGATTGATATATTTTATAAGCATGGTTTTGTTTCTTTAGGTCGTGAAAAAAACTATGATTGGATGCACTTCGAAATTAATATCTAATATTGCAATATAAAATGAAAGACTTATCTAAAGCATACGAGGAATTAATAAACCCGATTTACATTAGAAGTCTTTTTAAAACTGATTTAGAGTTTGAATATTGGTGTTTATATCAACCGATTGAAGATTTGCAAAACTTCTTAAAAGTATTTGAAGAAATAGAAGATTACGAAAACTGCATAATTATTAGAGATTGCATAAATGAGATTAAGTTAATACAAATCAAAAACCGCTACCAATTACGATAGCGGTTTTTTTAACTAACTAAACAAAAAACCAATTATGAAAAAACAAATATAGTTTTTATTTTTTAATTATACTATTTTGTAGTTAATAATTTTTATATTTTCTACTTCATAATCTCCATCTTTGCCAACTTCGACAAAAGCAAATCCATGATTATAGTTGTTATATGGGGCATATTCAGGTTCTAAACCACATAAGCAACCAGTAGAATGACAAGCAACAACTTTACCGCCTAAAGTCTTTTCAGTATGCTCAGACGTTCTGTGATGGTGTCCTACTAAAGCGCTTTCTTTTGCTTTCATAAATAACCCTCGTGCAGGGTTAACAGGTGGTGCAAAACCTCCGTACCATTCGTGACCATGCAATATTGGTAATTTCCCAGCCATTGCCATTTGTTTATCTTTTACTAAGGTAACTCCAAATTCTCTAAACCTTAAAAGTTGTTCTAACTTAAAATCGTCAATTCCTAAAAGTTCAGGAGCTTTAATCATAAGATAATCTTCATAGCGTTTTTCGTGATTACCTATTTTGTAGTAAATAGGACAATTAAACATTTCTTTTAGCATTTTAAGAAAGTCACGTCCCATTTGTAACTCGCCTGCCATATCTCTTAAACGCCTATCTTTTGTAAATCTACTGCATTGGTAAAAGTCTAAAATATCTCCGTTTAAATAGATTGCATTTGCTTTCTTTTCAAGTCCATAATTTAAAGCAAGTTCTAATGCTTGATTATCTTGATAAGGGAAATGAATGTCGGATAATACTAAAATTCTGTTTTGTCCTTTTGGAATTATAAAAGGCTCGCATTTTTCGTAGTCGCTTTCTGGTAAATCGATTTTTTTTCTCATAAATTGTTTTTTTGTTTGTTCATCTCTATAAAGGTCTTTTGTTAGTTGGCTATTTCTTTTACCACCGCTTTCTCCTCTGTAACGTCTTACCGATGCTCTTACAGATTCAACAGAAGTAAAGTCTAAAGTATTTTCTTTAAAAATCATTCTTGCCAAAGCCATTGTTGATGCTTTAGGGTATTGCTTAATGTAAGATATTACTATTTCTTTTTTGTATGTTGCAGAGTTTTGATTTCCTTTTACGCTCATATAGTTAGTTTTTTGTTAATATACCATAGAATAACCAAAACAATTATAAATAAAAAGAAACATATTACGCCGGCTATTCCTAAAAATAAAGTAGTATTATCTCTTTCGACTTCTTTATGTAGTGTTTCAGTTTCTTGCTTTACTTCTGCTACTTCTTGTTTAGTTTCTGTTCCTTTGTCTTTAGCGTAGATGATTTTTGTATTGTGATATTCTTTTCCACCTACTAAAATAGGTCTTTCAAGGTTTACAGGCTCTAAAGTATAAGATTCTTTTTCGTAGTCTAAAACGCTGTTTGATTCCGTTTTAATTTCTGTTTCAGTTTCTTCTTTGTCGATGTTTTTTTTCATCGTTCCGCAAGAAAGTAAACTAAATGCGGTTAATAGTATTAGTGTTTTTTTCATAATTTTAGTGTTTAATTAGACAAATATATAAATTAAAAAGGTAAAATGTTATCTTCTTTACCAAAAGTTTCATTTACTATATACATTAAGCGTGATAATCTTTTACGTGAAATATACTGATTTCTAAAACGATAAGCATCACGCTCTTTGTAATAAGTTAATTTTCTTAAATTGTGAGTTCTTTTACTCGGGCAATTTGGTAACTCCCATATATTTTTATTATCGTCAACTACTAAATTAGTATAAATTTTAAAACGATATAAAATATTGATAATCATATATTTGCCTTAGTTAGTTTCGGTTAGCGAATAGTTATAAGAAATAGCTACGATTCGCTTTTCATAATTAAATCTCTACATTTTTGATAAAAATCTTTTTCATCAGTGAAAGTTCTTTGCATTAAAAATAATCTATAATCTGCTTGCTGTTTATCAAAATTGTTTTCTTTTAAAAATTTATCAGCAGTTTCTACAATTCTATTTAATTCTAAAATTCCACCATCAATTTGGTCGCTTATTTGATTTTCTTGAATACTCATAATTTTATTTTTAAATTTTTGTAAATTCTATCGATGGAGCAAAATAAAAATTTCCATCATCTAATTTTATCATTGTAGTAATTGGTTTTCCTGTGGGTTTATATTCTTTGAAAAATAATCCACAATTACCGCTTATAATATGTTTTAATTTCATAACACTTTCATTTTTTAAACCCGCTACTTCTTATAACAGGTGTTTGTAGCTACCAGCCTAAAATACTGTACGTGTAGGCTGGCATCTACAAGCACCGAAACGTTAACAAATATATTATTCCGAACTTTGTGGGATAAACGGTATTTCTAAATCCAACTCAATAACCTTATAATATTTTGGTTTTACATTTTCTTCTTTTATTTTTCCAGCCCACTCAAAAAATTGCTCTAAAGCTGTTTCAGGATTTACAGAAAAATTATTATATCCATCAAATACTCGCCATCCAAAATAACTATAATAAACTATTATATATCTTTTTGCTATTTTAGGTATTACTATACTTTTACCTTTAATTGTTTCTAATTGTTCCATAATTTATAATTTTTAATTTTAAATACATTTGTTAACACTGCATATAATAAATGGCTTAGTTTGTCATTGTCTGTAAGGCTTTCGCATTAAGCATAGTAACGCACATTTAAGAACGCCTAAGCTAATTCACGCCACTTCTTATATGCTTTAACGTTGAGCAAAATGCCCGAAGGCATCTTGCTCAATAGGCGGGCACTTCGCTCAACTCGACGCTTGAAAAAATCTCAAGCGACTTCGTCAAGCGCCCGCCTATTACCAGTAATGCTACGTTAGTGCTTATGAACACGTTCTCTTTGCTCGTTTACTTTTTCAATAAACTCATCACTGAAATCAATTTCTTCATCCATTTCAGGATATTGATAATCGTAGATGTATAGTTCTTCATTACAGTTTGTACAAATCCCGTTTGTTTTTCCTGTTCCGCAATCTTCGCAATATCTTTTACACATAATATTTGGTTTTAAGAACCGCACTACTGGTAACATATGCTACACAATAGCTGGGTTAATTGTTTAATTTAAAGTCTGTTTTGTACTTGTGTACCTTTTTGCCGACGTCGGGAATATGGTTTACTTAATCCCAACCATCGTATAGCCGTCGAACGTTACTTAATAACCAGCTCAACATAAACGCCACTTTCATAGCCTTTAATAGAGTTTAGTCCTAATTTACGGGCATATTCTAAAGAGTGTTTAATAGTATTTTCTTTTACTAATTGCGCTCTTAATGTTCCAACTTTTACAACTACTTTTTCGGCAAATTGCTCTTGATTTAAAGCACTTTCATAAACTAAATTTTGTAAAGTAGTGTTTTTACCCGTTCTATCGTAATATTTCATATTATTTTAATTTTTGAACTTTTAACATTACATTATTAACTTCGTCTTCATTTATATAGCCAATAACATCATCGGTAATTCCAGTGCTGTATGTTATATCTCCATTATATAATATAGCTAATTCGTAGTTATCAATTCCGTTAGAATAAAATCTATCCCCAAATAAAACAGATACACCATACCCGTTATCAAAATTTAAAACAGCTTGTAATGAATTAAAAACTCCTTGTTTTTTAAATTCTAAATCTTTAAATGTTTTCATAATTATAATTGTTTAATGTTATAATGCAAATATACAAATTAAAATTTAACTACAAAACATTTTAGCAGAAAAAATAAAAAAAATAAAAAAAGTAACATTTTATTTGTAAGTTTAAAAAACTATTCGTATATTTGCCATGTCTAACAATAACAAAATTAATTATGAGTAATTATCCATTAGGTGCTGAAAACGATTCAAACGCACCATATAACAGAAAAGAATTACAAGGAGAAACAATCGGACTTTTTGAATACCTTGAAAATTTAGAAATGCCTTATAACGTTCGATGTGAGTTAAAAAAGTTTGACGACACAAGAACGGAGTGCAGAAGTTCTTTAGCTCAAATTTGCGATAACTATTATATGTATACAGAATTAGAGTTGAAAAAAGAGCTTTACAATGTAATTAGAAAACTTTCAGAACCTCAAATATTTATAGAAGAATGAACGGAACAATTATAAGCGAGGAAAAACTTTTAGAATTAAAAGACCTTGCAAGAAAAATCGAAAATATTGAAATTGAATTAACGTGCTTTGGTAACGATGATATGTTAATTTTAAGACAAAGAAAACTAACTGAACAATTAACAGAATTAATCAAAAACTTATAATTATGGAATTTTTAGGAAAATTAACAGCAAAGGAATCAACATTTGATAAAACTCAAAGAGTTGTTACAAGTGAAAAACTTGGAATAGTAGTTAAATTAAATGTAAATGATTTTGAAACAGACGAGCAATGTGAGGAATTGGCTATACTAATATCAAAAGCACCTGAAATGCTTGAAATGTTGCAAAAATGCAAAGAGTATTTTTTATTAAAAAAAGATTCTAAATCAGAAGAAAGAGCTGATGCAATAGGACAACTAATAAAAGAAGCAACGGAACTATAAAACAAAATATTATGAAACTATTAAGAAAAGCAGTAACATTTAGAAGTTGGTTAAACAAACTTTTAAGAAAGCCTAAAAGAGTTTTAATCGAAAAAACTGCAACAGGGTTAATAATCGAAACACAAGTATTTAACAACAAACAAATAATAAAAGTATATTAGTATGAAAGATTCAATAGTAGAAAGTGTAGTAAGACAATTTAAAGAGCGTTCAGAAGTAGGAATAAAGAAATACGGAACTACTTTAGATAGAAACGATTTAACTACTTTAGAATGGATAAATCACGCACAACAGGAAGCAATGGATTTCTGTCTTTATCTTGAGAAACTAAAACAATTACACAATGAAAAATAAAGAAACGCACAACGGCTTGGAGTTGCTTTTAACAGCTCAACTATTCATAGAGATATTCGACAATTATAAACTCGGTGGAATTGAAAAGAAGTACGGTAAAATGTTTTACGATGCACTAGAAAAAAAGACTGAAACCCACTATAACCAAGTTTATAAAAATGATGCTGAATTTGCTTTAAATTCTCTTAACATAAAACAAAGGTTAATTACTCAAATTGCAGAATTAAACGAAGCCGATGCAATTTTATTAAGTGAGTTTGTAAACAAGTTTATTAATAACATAGAAATAGCACGTAAAAAAGGCGTTGTTTTCTTTAATAAAATTTTAGGGTAATGACACCAGAAAAATTAATACAAGTAATAAATAAATCGTTAAATTTAGATATTACGCAAAAGACAAGAAAAAGAGAAGTAGTTTATGCAAGGTTTATATTTTACAACAAATTAAGAAACTCAAAAAAATACTACTCTTATCAAATGATTGCCGATTATTTAGGTAAAGACCATGCAAGTATAATACATGGGCTAAAACAATACGACACTTTAAAAGAGTATTCAGACTTTCAAGAAACTATTAATATAATCGATAAGGCAATAGATAGAGAAGGCTGTTACGAATCAAACAGAATCACTAAATTATTAACTAACCATTTTGAAATAAGAAAATACAATGAAACCACCACCAACTAACCCAAACGGAAGAAACACAACAAGAAACATTAACAGCGGAAATATTCACGAATACGAAAATAGTTTAAGATTAAAAGCAATCGAACTATCAAAGACAGATTTTCCGCACTTGAAAGATAAACCAATTAAATACGATTTAAAGAGATGAAAACGCTAAATGAAATATTAAAATATGCCGGCATTAAAACTATTAGAACAAACTTAAAATCAGTTGTTTATCTTGAATATAATGGTAAAAAAATTTTAAGACCAAATGCTGAAAGATGCTACGACAAAGTTTTATCTGAATTTAATATTAACTTAAAAGAATTTGAATAATGAAAAGTAAAGAAAGCCCTTTAAGAAGAATCAATCGAATTTTAGATTATAACTCCTCAAGAGGAATTAACAAAGAATAAGTTAACAGAATTAAACACAAAATAATATTTGCGAAATTCAATAAAAAATAGTAAATTTGATAAACTAAATTAAACAATTATGAGTAAACATTTATTTGAGTTGATGCGTGAACAAGAAATTCAAACATCAAACTTTTTGCCAAACAAAAAAGAAGTTGAATTTTCAGCTAAACAATTTGCAAATAAACTTATTGAAGCTGGAGAAGTTGACAAAAACGAAGCATTTACGCAAGCGGTTAGAATGTCAAATGCCTTAGAAATAATAAAAGACGAAATTAAAAGTCATTTGCCTAAAGAAAAACATGTTGCTTTTGGTGTAGAAATTAGTCCTATTTCAGGGCGTACTATGATACAATTTCAAGATGACGAAATGTGGCAACAACTAAAACACAAATTGCAACAGCGTGAAGAACTTTTAAAACTTGCTTTAAAATCAGATGAAGTTTTTTATGATTCAGAAGGTGTTGAAGTACCTAAAGTTAGTGTGAAATATGCAAGTGATTCATTAAGTATTAAATATTAAAATTATGAGTACAAATTTAGAACTTTGGAATAAAGTCGAAAAAACAAATCCAAAATATACAAAAAAGGCAAATGTAAAAGGCAATAATATTACTGCTATTGCACCTCAATATCAAATTAAAAATGTTACTGAACAATTCGGAAGTTATGGAACTACTTGGGGTTTTAAAAGTTTGGATTTTGATTATACACTAACTGAAAGTTTAGGTCTTGTTATTCTTCATGCTATTTTTTACTATCCTGATGGAGAGTTCCCAATTAAAAATGCTCAAAGTATTTTTATGGATAACGCTAGAACTAAAATAGATGATAACTTTGCAAAGAAATTGGAAACAGATACTTTAACAAAAGCTATTTCTAAACTTGGTTTTAATGCTGATATTTTTATGGGTTTATTTGATGACGTAAAATATTTAGCAGAAGTAACAAAAGAATTTGCAGAAGCTCCAGCACCAATTAAATTAAGTGATAAAGCTATTGAAGATTTAATTGCAAAAGGAAATACAGAAATTAAAAAATATTTAAAGTTACATGAAGATAAAAAAGTATCTTTGACAAACGAACAAATAATAAAATTAACAGGGGAGCTGAAAACTGAATAGAGTAAGCTAAATTTAATATTTTATATTATGGCAAAATTGCAATCTTACGCTTTGAGCGTAGCACTTACAAAAATGAAGCATTCAATTATTACCGCTAAAAGTGGGCAAAAATGCTTAGTATTACCAATTGATGATAATTATTTAACAGCAATTGAAAAAGACGGACAAACTGCTGTTTATATGCAAACAGACGTAGTAACAATGGACAGCGAAGATACTAATGGGAATTGGGGTTTTCAAGTTCAAAAACTACCATCTGAAACATGGAAAGCATTAGGTACTGACAAAGCAAAAGAAATTTTAATGCCTTATTTAGGGAATTTAAAAGTTTTTGTTAAAAAAACAAATGATGTTTCTGAACCTGTTAACGTAGAGATTAACGAAGAAGAACACGACGATTTACCCTTTTAGCAATTACCCAATATTCAAAGAGTTAGTTTTAACATTTGATTTAATTATCCCTGAAGAAATTTAGGGATTTTTTTTATAAAATAGTTTGTAGTTAATTATTTTTCACTATATTTGTAATTCATTAGAATTGAATTAAAAGTTAATAATGTTAACACTTTAAAAACAGCTACGACCAATAGCTGTTTTTTTTTATAAAATAGTTTGTATATTAAAAATATTTTGTATATTTGCATATCTAATGAAGTGAGAAGCATTAGAACATAACGGAAAAAATTACATAAATCCTATCAGGAAAGCACTTCTCACAATACTGCTGACTTGATGGGATTTTACTTTTTAATTAAATAGTTATAGGTAATCTTAAAACCTTTATATTATGGCAAAATTTGAATTAAGATTTTTAGACCAAAACGATGGTGCATTTATTCAAACATCAGCTTTTGATGAAACAATAAGAATAGAAATTTGGTGTCCTTATCAAGAAGAAATGAATATTGTTGATTTAGACGTAAGTACTGCAATTAAATTTAGCAAAGCATTAAGAACAAAAATTAATCAAGTTAAAGAAAGCGAGGTTACAAATGAGTAAGCGTTTACCTTATTTTCAATTTGAGCCAGCAGAATATTTGGCTGGGGATATTATGTTTTGTTCTTATTCTGCACAAGGTATATTTAATACCATTTGTGCTTTATATTGGCAAAAAGACTGCGATTTAAAATACTCTCAAGTTATTAAAAGATTAGGTAATGAAGATTTATTAAAAGAATTGATTAATGAGAAAATAATTAAGGTAGAAAATGATTCTATTATTATTAATTTTCTTGATGAACAATATTTAAAAGCTACTGAAAAATCAAAGGTTAATTCAAGTAATGGAAGTAAGGGAGCTTTAAAAAGATGGGCCAAAAATAGCGAAAGTAATAGCGAAATTATAGCCACGCCATTAAAAATTGATAGCGAAAGTATAGCATTAAGAGAAGATAAGATAAAAGAAAATGAAATAAAAATAGATAATAAAAAGTTTGTTGATGCTTGTTTTGTTTCTGAACAATGGTTAGAAGTAATTTGTATGCAAAATAAATTATCTATTGATAAGGCTAAAGAAAAATTAAAAGAGTTTGAAATTCATCTTATAGCTTCAGGCGACCAAAAAATGTATTTAGAAGATTTTAAAACGCATTTTAATAATTGGTTAAATAAAAAAGAAAAAGCAAAACCACAAAATAAATGGCTTAGTCCAATATAGTTATGGCAAATATTCAAAATTGGGATTTATTAGAATTAAGAAAATCCAACGGAACAGAAAAATTAAAGTGTCCTATTTGTACAGATGCAAGAAAAAACAAAAGTGATAAGTCGTTAACTGTTTGGCATAATAACGGAACTGCAAAATGTTTTAATAATGGTTGTGATGCTTTATTCTTTCGTGATAGTGTAGAAAAATCTATTGTAAAAGAAAATTATACACTACCAATTCAAACATGGAAAAATTACACAACCCTTTCAGATAATTTAGTAAAGTATTGTGAAACCGAAAGAAAAATAAATCAATACACGTTAAATCATTTTAACGTAACAGAAGAAAAATATTATCAGCCAGCTTTAAACAAAGAAGTAAATAATATTGTTTTTAATTATTTTGAAAGTGATATTGTAGTAAATAAAAAATATCGTTCAGCAAATAAGAAATTTACACAAAGTAAAAACGGCAAACCAATTTTTTACAATATCAATTCTGTAATTGGAGAAGATGAATGTTACATAGTTGAAGGAGAGTTTGACGTTTTAGCACTTTATGAAGCTGGTATAAAAAATGCAATATCTATTCCAAATGGTGCAAACGATAACGATAACTATTGGATAAATTCTGAAAAGTATTTAAAGGATATTAAAAAATTCTATATTGCAACTGATAACGATTCAAGTGGGGAAAGTGTAGCAGAAAAGATTGCACAACGTTTAGGGCGTTACAGATGCGAAAGAATTATATTTGATGGCAAAGACGCAAACGAAGATTTAAAGAATGGAGTACTTAATAAAACCATTTACAACAGAAAAAAATATCCTGTAAGCGGAACTTTTACAAGTGATGATTTAATTGAGAAAATGGTTAACTTGTATAACGATGGTTTACCAAATTGCATCGATATTAAAAATAATTCGTTTGGTGGTTTAAACAAAGTTTTTAAGTTAATGTTTGGTCATTTGTGTATTGGTACTGGTATTCCTTCACATGGTAAATCAAACTTTACGGAATGGTTAGTTTTGAATTACTTACTTGAAAATGATATTAAAGCGAGTTTCTTTAGTCCAGAACATCAGCCTTTAGAATTGCATTACTCTACATTTGCTCAAAAGGTAATAGGTAAAAATTACTTTAACGAAATTAAAGGAACGCCACGAATGAGTAAAATGGAATTAATGAACTTTCACGAATGGGCAAACCAAAAGCTATATTTAACAAGTCCAGAAGTGGGAGAGTTTGCGACATGGGACTGGTTATTTGATAAATTCAGAGAACAAATATTTTCATTTGGTATTAATATCTTTGTAGTTGATGCATGGAATAAAGTAGAGTTTACAGGAAACAAAACTGAAAGGGAAAATATAGGACGTACACTTTCAAGATTAACACAATTTGCACAACAAAATAACGTTTTAATTATTGTAATTGCACACCCTACAAAGATGAAACGTTTAGATGGTGGCTTGTACGAAAAGCCTACTTTGTACGATGTAAGTGGTTCTGCTGATTTTAGAAACCAAACGCATGATGGATTTTGTATTTATAGATTTTTTGGAGATGAAAGTTATACCATTTTTGAAAACTTAAAAACAAAGTATTCTTTTCAAGGCGAAATAGGAGGACAAGTAGAGTTTGAATATCATGCACCGAGTGGAAGATATTACGAAAGAAATACACAACCGCAAACGCATAACCTTTTAGAATCAATAAAGCAAAAAGAAAGTTTTAATGAAGAACCAAAAATAATAGTAGCAAGTCCAAACGATGCATTTGGAGAACCTTACAATAATAACGATGAAGTACCTTTTTAAAATGGAATATAATCTACTACAAAAATACTACGATATGCAATGTAATTTATTTATAAACGGACATATAGGCTGGTTAGTCTTTACCGAATTAGAACAAGAATACTACAAAAGAAAACATTTATTTATAATTAATCTAAACTAATATGAAAACAACAATTAAAGAAAACGTTAAGCAGTTGCTTATTGAAAAACCTGATTTAAGAGATAATGATAATCTTTTACCATTTTATTACTATCGAGATTATTGTGCAGTAAGTCCGTTTACTCAATTAATTGACTTTTATATTTTAAGAGGAACTTTAAGAATACCAAGCGAACAAACAATAACAAGGCTATCACGTCAACTACAAGAACAAAACCAAGAATTACGTGGTAAAGAATGGGAAAAACGCCAACGAAAAGTAAAAAAAGTTCAAAAAGAATTAGGATATAATGTTGAAAATTAGTAAATTAGCATATGAAAATTTTAGTAGTTAAAACAATAAACGGATTTTTAAAGCCAGCTTATGATTCGGACTTTGAAGCCTTTACTAAAATGCCAGTTAACGAAACGTTTGAAATTGAATATACAAAACGTAGAAACTCGAAATTTCATCGCAAGTATTTTAGTCTTCTTAAATTAGCTTTTGAAAACCAAAGTGATTATAGAACACTTGAAGAAATGAGACACGATTTAATAATAGTTTGCGGATATTATAACGAACACGTAAATAAAATAACTGGCGAGATTGTTAAAAAAGCTGATTCGATTTCATTTAGTTCAATGGACGATATTCAATTTAGCGAGTTATACGAAAAAACAAAAGACGTAATTTGTAAATGGTTAGGAATAGACAACCAAGCTATCGATGAAGAAATTAATCAATATTTTTAACTATGCCAAAATGCAAAGCGTGTAAAAAAGATTTTGAACGTAAAAGAATGAATCAGATAGTTTGCTCTTACGAATGTTCAATATCTTATTCAAAAGAACTAAACGAAAAGAAAAAAGCAAAGGAATGGCAAAAGCAAAAGAAAGAGATTAAAGAGAAGTTAAAAACTAAAACTGATTTTGAGAAGGAACTGCAAACGCAAATTAATAAAATAGTAAGGTTAATTGACAAAGGGGGCGTTTGCATTTCTTCTTTAAAAACATTAAATGGTAAGTATGATGCAGGACATTTCTACTCTCGTGGTTCAAATCCAACTATTAAATTTCACTTAATGAATATATTTGCTCAAAGTGTTTATTCTAATCAATATCTATCAGGCGACCAAATAAACTTTTTAAGCGGTTTAGAGCAACTTTATGGAAAAGACATAAAAGAATATGTTTTAAGTTTAAAAAGCCGTTACAACGTAATTAAATTAAGCCAAGAAGATTTAAAAGGAAAAACACAAATAGCAAAACAAATAGTAAAGTATTTAGAAACTGAAAATAAAATCTACAACGCAAAAGAGCGTATAGAGTTAAGAAACAAGTTTAACAAAATGATAGGAATATATAACTAAAATAAAAGAATTATGAACAAACCGCATCCAATAGATGTTTGCAAATCTAAAGTAAAATATCAAACAGAATCAATAGTGCAAAATGTTATTTTTGAAGAAAATAGAAGCGCAACAAGAGATTATTATAAATGCAGTATTTGTAATAAATATCACATTACTTCAATATCAAATAAAACAAATAAACGTTTTGATAAAAAATGGTCTAAAGATTTAGAAACTGAAAGAATTATTAAATTGAGAAAAAAAACAAGACCAAGAAGAAAAAGATAATGAAAAACAAACCTAAACAACCAACACTAAACGAACTCGAAGAAGAGAAACGAAAACTTTATGTAAGTAAAGAAAACCCACAACGATTAAAAGAGATAATAAAAAAACTCGACCATTTGTATTTTGGTATTAAATAAATTTGTATATTTGACAAACTAAAGTTATGAAGTGTAAAATATTATTCAACTATTTCGAGGACACAGAAGATTTAGCTTACAGCGAATTTAATTTAGATATAACTTCTGTTAATGGTTATTACCTGCTTGATAACGCAATAGTAGTCATAATATTCGGAACTGAATACTGTTTACTTTACGAAAAAGAAGTACACAAAGAAATTAACAACGAATTAGCAAAACGAAATTTATTTAGATTGAATTAATATGCTTGAAAAATTAGCCTTAAAAGATACGCAATGGCGTAACATAGCTTACTCTATTTGTAAAGATAGAATGTTAGCCGACGATTTAACACAAGAAATGTATTTAAGGCTAATGCATATTGATAAAGAAATTAACGATTTCTATGTTATTCTAACTATTAAAAACTTATACATAGATTATCTAAAACAACAAAGTAAAACAATCCCTTTAGATAAGTTAGATTTTAGCTTTGAAACAAAAATAAACGAGTTCAGTTTAACAGATAGAGAAAGAGATATTTTAAACGATTTTAATAATCTAAAGTTTTACGAAAGAGAAATAATAGAATTGGCATCAGAAAAGAGTTTAAGAAAAATAGCAAAGGAATATAATTTACATTATGCCTTTGTATTTAGAACTAAAAGAGATGCAATAAACAAAATAACAAATGGCAAGAACAAAGAAACAAAGTAAAGGTTTAGGAGACGATTTTAAAAAAGTCTTACAAGTTACAGGAGTAAACAAAATTGTTGATATATTTTTAGATGGTAAAGACTGCGGTTGTAACGAACGTCAAGACAAGCTAAATGTTTTATTTCCTAAAAGAAGATTAAAGGCACGATGTTTGACAGAACAAGAGTTTAACGAATGGTCAGAGTTTAAACAAGTAAGAACATTAAAACTATCAGCAGAGCAAGTAAAGTACGTAATTAACCTTTACGCTTCAGTATTTAACGTATCACCTTTTAATTGTCCGACTTGCTCACCAAAGGTTATACTTGAACAAATAGACAGATTAGACAAAGTACACGAAACTTACTTAAATTAAATATTATGAAAACAATTAAAATTTTATTAGTTAGCTTATTAGCTATTGTATTAATGAGTGCTTCTTGTGAAGCAGAAGACTCAACAACAACTGAACAAGGTTGCGACTGCGTAGAGATTAAATATACTTTGCCACCAGGCTCGACAGCGTTTCAATATCACTCTACAATCAACAGACCTGATTTAGATTGTGAAGATGAGCAATTGGATTTAATTTACAATGGTACTTTCTTTGTAAAAATTGAATGTAATGAAAGATAGTCTTATTTAGAATCAATTTGAATAAACAAGATTTTTCAAGATGGAAGATAATAAACATGGTGGAGCAAGACAAGGAGCTGGAAGAAAGCCAAAGGAAGAAGAATTAAAGATTATTGAAAGGTTAGATAATGTAATTGAATCAGACGATGCTTTAAATTCTTTAAAAGAACTAATTAAAGACAAAAACTTTAATGCTATTAAATTGTACTTCGAGTATAGATTTGGAAAGCCAAAAGAAACTATTGAAAATATCAATAAAAACTATGATGCTGGAAAACTTACAGAAGAAGAGGCAAAGATGTTAACTAAAGTTTTAAACGAAAAGTATTAATGCTTACTAACGAAGAAAAAGTTTTAAAAGTAATGTGCGAGAAAGATTTATTATTCTTTACTCGATATATTTACAAAGAAAATAACAGGCGTAATTTCACAGTTGCGCCTCATTTCGTTATTATAGCTAATAAGTTAATGGACGTTATTAATGGTAAAACAAAACGTCTTATTATCAACATTCCACCTCGTTATGGTAAAACTGAATTGGCAGTAAAGAATTTTATAGCGTACGGACTTGCAATTAACCCATCTTCAAAATTTATTCACTTATCTTATTCAGACGATTTAGCTTTAGATAACTCAAGTCAAGCAAAAGAATATATTGAAAGCGATGCGTTTCAGAAACTTTGGCAAATGAAACTAAAAAAAGATGCGCAAGGTAAAAAGAAATGGTTTAATGAATTTGGTGGTGGGGTTTATGCTACTGCTTCGGGTGGTGCAATTACAGGTTTTGGGGCAGGTGTAGCTGATAGTAAAACTTTTAGCGGCGCAATTATAATTGATGACCCTTTAAAGCCTGACGATGCGTTTTCTGAAGTTAAAAGAAAAGCAGTTAATGAAAGATATAATAACACAATACGCTCACGTGTAAACGATAGAGATACGCCAATTATTGTTATTATGCAAAGACTACACGAGGACGATTTAAGCGGTTACTTATTGAATGGTGGTAGTGGGGAAGAGTGGGAACATTTGTGTTTACCTGCTTTAGATGAAAATAACAATCCATTATGGAAAGATAAGCATACATTTGAAGAGCTTGAGGCTATACGTCAAGGAAGTAGATACACTTTTGCAGGACAATATATGCAAACTCCTGCACCTGATGAGGGTGGAGAATGGCGTAAGGAATGGTTTAGAATAGTTGATAAATCAGAAGTACCTTTAAATAGTTTAAGATGGGAATTATTTATCGATGGTGCATATACAAAAGATACTGCAAACGACCCGAGCGGCTTTCAAATTGGTGCAAAGTGGGGTAATGATTATGTTATCTATTCAAGTGTAGATAAATATTTAGAAATGCCAGAGTTAATGAAGTTCTTGCCAAATCATATTGCGTCAAGTGGATTGAATATATTTCTTTCATTGGTAGAGCCAAAGGCAAGTGGTAAAACTATTGTACAAATGATACGTCAACAAACAGGAATTAATATTACAGAAATAAAAAGTCCGTTTGTAAATAGTTCAAAGATTGAAAATGCACGTGCTTGTTCGCCTTATATAGAGGGTGGGCGTGTTATACTTGTAAAAGGTAATTGGAATGAAGCATTTTTAAATCAAGTTGGAACGTTCCCAAATGCAAAACACGATGAGCATATAGATTTAACTTGCTATGGTATTGAAAGACATTTAATGAATAGTGTAAAACCCGATATTAGGTAAGTAACAAAACAAACAAAATTTAGTTTAATAGTATGAAAGTATTAATTCCAGAATCAATAAACGATATAACATTAGGTCAATATCAAAAGTACGTTAAATTACAAGAGCGTACCGATATAGATGCATATGGATTTGACAAAAGAAAAATAGAAATCTTTTGCGGTGTTCCGTTTCAAGAAGTGGATAAAATATCTATTGAAGATTTAAAAAGTATTTCAGACAGTATTGATTTAGCACTTAATCAAACAGTTGCTTTTACTCCTACGTTTTCAATGTATGGTATTAAAATGGGAATGATTCCAAACTTTGAAAAGGATAAGGTAAGTGCTAAAGAGTATGTTGATATGACTTCATATTCGGGTGAAGTTGAAAACTTGCACAAGTTAATGGCTGTTTTATTTAGACCTATTGTAAAAGAAGATTTAACAGGCTATAAAATTGCAGAATATAAAGGCACTGAAGAGTATGCAAACGTAATGAAGTCAATGCCTTTATCTATTGTAAATAGTTCGCTGGTTTTTTTTTCGAGTTTAGCGAGCGAATTAGAACAGCATATCCAGAGATTTATAGTGGAGGAACAAAAGAAGGAAGTAAAGCTTTAGACTATTTCGACAAGTGGGGGTGGTATGCTACAATAGATGAAATGGCAAAGGGTAAAATTTGGAAGTATGATTACATTTTAAATTTAGACGTGCATACTTTTCACACTCATTTAGCACACAGCATCGATAAGAAAAAATTAAAATACGAAATACAAAAAGGGTTAAATTCAAACGTAACACAATTATAAAATGAATCATTATAGCGAACTATTATATTATATTAAATCTTTAGTAGAACAAGATAGTTATATCAATACAATTACTAAAGGCGAAGTTAATTTAGATGTAAACAAAGAGAATATATTTCCTTTGTTTAATATTGCTATTTTAAGTGGCTCGTTTACAAATGGTCAAACTATTAATTTTAACGTTGAATTAACTTGTTTGGATATTAGAGATATAAACAAAGAAATAATTAACGATAAGTTTTGGGAACAAGATAATGAAGTAGATAATCATAACGAAACGTTAGCGTGTTTAAATCGTGTTTGGTTAAAAATGTATAGAGATTTTGAACAAAGAAATATCACAGCAAGTGAAAACCCTTCTTTAGAAATTGGAACGCTTGAGGGTAAAAATTTACTTGATGGTTGGGTGCTAACTTTTGATGTTGAAATGCCAAACACTACAATAAGTTTATGCGATGGAAACTAAATTATATTTAGATAAGTTTGGAAAGTATGTAGTACAGCAATCGAAAACTAATCTAACTAAAAAGGATAAAAAAGATAAAGGCGACTTATACGATTCAATAGGGTACGATTTACAAGTAAGTAAGAATAGTTTTAGCCTATCTTTTAAAATGACTGATTATGGTCAGTTTGTTGACAAAGGTGTAAAGGGTAAAACAAGTAGTAACAGAGCACCTAATAGTCCGTTTAGATTTGGAACTGGTAGCGGTAAAAAAGGCGGTTTAACAAATGGGATTGATAGTTGGGTAAAACGTAAACGAATACAATTCAAAGATAAAAAAAGCGGTAAGTTTATGAGTTATGATTCAACTGCTTATTTAATTCGTAATTCTATTTATAACAAAGGATTAAAAACTACTAACTTCTTTACAAGACCATTTGAATTAGCTTTTGCAAAGTTACCTGATGAGTTAGTTGAAGCATTTGCTTTAGATATGGAAAATTTATTAAATTATACAACAAAATGATAAAAAGTTTATCACCTTATTACGTTTCAATTCCTTTTGTAAGTCCGTTAACTGGTTTAACTTGCACTTCTTTTACTTTGCGTTTATATATTTGGAATGGTTTAAAATTTAACCCACCTGCAAACCCAAGTTATGAGCAAACAAAACCAAATCCAACAGCCTCAACAGGTAACGATAAAATAAACATTGCAAGGTTAATAAATGATTTTATTGATTTTAACGCATCGAACGGAACAACAACAGAAGTATTAGAGGGTAACAATCAACAATGGGTTAAATGGGAAACGTTTTACGAAACTTCAAACCCTGCTGATGCTACAACTCCAAGTAACGTAAACACGCAATTAATGCTTCAGGGTTATAGCTACGGACTTGATGGTGCAAATGCGCAACCGCCAACTAATAAAATATTAATACCTATACAAGATTATAAAGTTAATCGTAGTGGCGTTTTTAATATTCCAGTTTTGGTTGAAGAAACAGAAAGTACAATAGAAGCAGTAGACACTACTTATAATATTTTCTTTCAAGATACTTTAATTGACGTTTTAGAAACTGATAATTTAGGTTTTGAGCCGACTAATATAATTTCAGTCAGTAGCTCTATACCATCAAGCGTTGGAACTTTCACAATAGAAGCAAACAAAATAAAGTTCACAAAAGGTTCGGGTAGTTTAGCGACACCGCAAACGTTTAATTATACTATTCAAGATTCAAGCGGTGCGACATCAAGTGCAATCGGTACTGTAATTATTACGGCTGTACCTGCAACACCAGTAGCACAAGATGAAACATTTTCTGTTAATGATACAGACGTTGTTTTATTAGACGTTTTAAATAATGATGCTTTAGGAACAACGCCAACAACAATAGTATCTTTTAATGATTCGTTATTGACTTGCGGAACACTTGCAATCGTATCGGGTAAAATAGAATTTACTCCAAATGGAACATATGGCGTAACTGAAACTTTTACTTATACAATAGAAGATAGTACAACAGCACAAGACACCGCAACGGTAACTTTAAACGTTACGCATTTAATAGGCGAAACAGAAGTAGGATTTAGAACTTTAGGAAGCGCAATAAACTCAGGAATATGCGACCAATTTGGATTTATATCTATGTTAGTTGAAACGCAAACAGCAGGTACTTTAACAGATGGTGATATAGTTTATACAAATAGTTTAGTCCCTTTTGATGGTTCAAATAATTATCATAAGTTTTATTTAGATGCTGATTCAGGTACTTTCTATAATGTAAGAATAAATAGTATAGGTGTAATAGAAATTCAAAACGTATGTTAGTAACAATTAAATCTTATCCCGATTTAAACATAGATTTTAGTCAGGATTTAACAAATGAAATAGACAGCTCAAAAGTATTAAAAAATATTTGGGTTGATGTTTCAGAAGCGGGTACTGATGAGTATATTGAGGTAACCTATAACGGAGAAACGATAACTTTATTAATTACTGACGAATGTAGATATACTCCTATTGATATAGCGTTTAAAAATAAAGAGGGTTCGCTGTGTATATTGCCATTTTTTAAAGCACAAACTGAATCTTTAAGCGTTACAAGTGAGGAATTTCAAAGCGATAGAGGGCAAGCGATAGACGGATTTCACCAATACGTTAATTTTAACGTGCAAGGTAGAACAAAATTAAAGGTAAGTAGCGGTTTTGTTAAGGAAGAAATGAACGAAATATTTAAACAATTATTTTTATCGGAGCAAATATGGAAGTTTGATGGTACAAATTACATACCATTAAACATTTCAAGTAAGTCCTTAGAGTATAAAACACGTCAAAAAGACAGATTAATTAACTATGAAGTTGAATTTGACTACGCATTTAACGAAATAAACAACCAATGATATTAGCAATTTATATAGAGAATGAGAAAATAGATTTATTTAAAGATGAAAATATTTCTATTAATAGTTCCGTTGCTAAAATTGAAGATATTACAAAGAATAGTACAGAGTATTCCAATAGTTTTACAGTACCTGCAACGCACAGAAACAACCGTATTTTCAAACATTACTACGATGCGAATATAGATAATACATTTGATGCGAGAACGTCTAAAAACGCACGCATTGAATTAGATGGTTTTCCATTTAAAAGCGGTAAGATATTTCTTGAAAAGGTATCGGTAAAAAATGGTGTGCCTCGTGCTTATTCAATTCAATTTACGGGTAATTTATTTAGTTTAAAAGACACGTTTAAAAATGATGAGTTAAGCGTTTTAGATTTTTCAGCTTATAATCATGACTTTGATTCTACTAATGTAAAACTTGGTTTAACAGATAGTTTGTTTAGCGGTGACGTTGTGTATTCTTTATTCGCAAAGAAACAATACTATTATAACTCTTTATCTTCAGACGATACCCAAACGCCAACGCTAAGTAATATCTATTACGATGGTGATAATTTAAACGGTATTACTTGGAGTGATTTAAAACCGAGTTTAAGACTTTTACCAATTATAGAAGCTATTGAGTCGAAATATAATTTAACTATAAGTAGGGATTTTTTCGGGCGTGAAGAGATTTCTAATATTTATGTATGGGCAAACAATACTTCTGACGAACCAGTTGAAAAACAAATAAAAGTCGATTTTACAAGTGCGGGTAATATTTTAGATATTCCAGACGCTGTAATGAATTTAGTTGATGATTACTATATTGTTGGTAGACCTTCAAATGTTAGAATTAAAGTTTTTCCTTTAGCTGGTTATGAGAATGTTGAGTATAGCGTGCAACGTAATTTAGATGGAGAGCCATTCGGAAAAATAGGTGGATTAAGAGGTGACACAACAACTATTTTTAGAACTGATGCTGATGGTAAAAAGCATAGTTTCTTTATTGGAGCAGTAGAAAGTTTTGAGTTTTATGTAGTGTTTGAGGTTTTTCTTTTTTCAGGTGGAATTAAATCAGCTACGTTTAACAACCAAATAATAGATAACGATTTTGATTTTTCTCTTAACCTACCAAAGATTAAAATTTTAGATTT